CTTCCATCCGCGTCAATAGCCATACCGGCCTTGTACAAGAATGATTTTGGTTCGCCTTTAACGCTATAAATAGTAACACCGGCTACATTGTCGATTTTCGTCAAGTCGCTCACGGTTTTTTATTCAGGATTTTAGTTGGTGTTGGGCTCGGTGTGGGACTAACGCTAAAAACAAATTTGCCTATTATGACCTGTTTTGGTGCCGTTACGTTGGACTCAATCGTAGTCCAGTGGGGGTTGCCGGCTGGCCAACGGTGAAAGTAAAAGGGGAGCTCGCCTGGCTTTCCTTTAGGTATCCGTTAATAGCAGAACAAACCACAGTATAAGTCCCATTCTGAAGAGATCCGATATCAAAATGCAGATACTGTGTGCCATCCGGATTAATCGTTGCTTGCACATTAATTGGATTGGCGGTGATTCCAGTCACGACAAAAGTCGTCACGTTCAATCCCATGTCCGCATTGGCCGGATAGGGATCGCAAACCAAAAACGGCGCGGCACTCGCGCACTCTGCCAATAGAGCAAATAGCAACGTTGCAAGTTTCATGGCGGAGCTCCTCTTTCTTGATCCAGATTTTTCAAACGTTCCAGGCGCACCGCGATCCGGTGCACCTCTGCTAAAAGCTTCGAATCGTTCTGCATCATGGCTTGCTGGTTCTCGCCCGCCTGCCGCTGCCAGCGCTTAAAATCATCAATCTCAGAGTGCAGATCCCGCATTTGGCGCAATCCTTCGCGCTGTTCAGCCGTAATTTCCACGTTTCCAGTGTGCGTTCCCAGCAGGTTAACTCCGCCAGAAGCGATAATCAGCGCCACAGTCGGCCAGTTAAGTGCTCCTTTCCCATTACCAGTACTCGAAGACGCGGAGTTGCCGTTTGCGGTCATGTTTGAACCCGTGTTGCTTGAACAACTCAATCGCCGCGTCAAGCGTTTCCCCGCTCACTCTGGGCGAAAGCTCCCAAGCTCCGCCATACCAGAACAAGGATGGCCCCTCGCCCTCACCAAAACAGTAGCATTTGACGAACCGAGAGAGTCCGTGCGCACGCCTCGCCTCGAGGCTCCAGAGCTTGTTAATCTCCAGATAAACCCGTTCCAGAGCGCCCACCATTCGCCGGTTGACTCTGACCCGGTGCAGGAAAACGCCGTCAAAATATTGATGTTCCAAGTTCTCCGGCATCCGCATCGCCTTGATATTGCGCCCTTCCCAGGCCGGCGTCGGCAATCCGTCCAACCCGATGTCGAACGTGCCGTACACCGCTTCCATCTGGCGCACCAGGTCAGTACTTCCCACTAAACTTATATTGCGCATATCCGTTATTGTTTAATCAGGGCACAGCATCAATAGGGGCTGCGTGGATTGAAACTAATACTGCTTGAGAATTGCGGCGGAATCTTCGATTAGCGGTTTTCGTACAACTCTTTGATTACCGCTTTTCGAGCCACTAGCTTCATCCGGGTCCCGTCCCGAATTTCTCGATTGTAGTAGTGGCGCAAGATAGCTTGGCTATCTTCCTTTTTCCGCCGCTCATTCTCGCTCCGCTTGTCTCTGACAATGATCTGCATCGCACTAAAACGGCATCGCGCGCCCGCGCGCCGCTTTCTTTAAGCGCGCCCCTAGCGCGCCCGTCGTTTCACCAGTCGGTGTCATCATTGCGCCTAAAGCCGGTCGCACACCTTTGGAGGTCAGCATCCGCGCCGCAGGCCGCGCCGGCGCTCCGCCTAACGGGCGTCCGATCCCGTCCGCACCGCTCGCCGCACCGCTCGGGCCACCCCCGGCCCCAGGTGGCGCGCCTTCCTGGCCCTCCTCCTGGCTTTCTTCCTCCGGACTTTCGGCAGCTTCCTCGCTGACCGGTTCGCCGTTGATCGCGTCGATGTCGAGCGTAGCGGTCCCGCCGCTCACGCTCTTTACCGTCGCGTCTACGCTGAAGGAAACTTTGTCACCCTCCTCCGGAGGCACCCCGTCCTCTTGCAACGCGTTCACGGGCACATCAGCGCTGTATCCGCCTCCGGCTTTCGGACTGATCCCAATCGCTATGGTAGCCATATTAGGTGGGCGTGTATGCGCTCAGAGTCTGCAATACAACGCCGTTCCATGTACTAAGACATACTGCGTTGTAAAAAGTTTTCCACGCATAGGTATAAAATTGATTAAATGGATTAGCTGAATCCGGTTCTGTAATGGTGTTCACCTTCGGCTTAGGTGGGTTTTCCCCTTCCAGATCCGGCACCGCAAAGGCGTCTTTTCCGAATACTAACGCCGCAATTATATTGCCGCCAGATACGTTGGTCCCCTCAGTCCCCGCACCGTTCTGGTAACAGGAGTTGGTCGTGCGCAGCACCTTGATCCCGAATAAGCGCCCAATCTCGCCGCGCCAGATCTGGTCGGGTTTTTGGAATGCTGACGCGTACGTCCAGGCGCTTCCCTGTTCCTCCACCAGATCGCGTTCCTGCTCCGGACTGCAGACACAAACAAAGCAGTTGTCGTCGTATTCTTTGGCCTTGTTAATGCGCAACTCGGTGCAAGCGTCAATCAAGTCGTCACTCGAGAAGCGACCCTGTTGCGCGGTCAACCCGTTCAAGGTCGCAAAAGTGGTTGCCGTGCCAGCGTAGCGCTTCTGGAACTTAGTCGGTTCCTCAGTCGTCCCGTTGATGCACGCGTCACGAATCAAACCGTCGCACCAAAGAGCCGCTTCCTCGCCGAATTTCTCCATCAAGGCTTCCCCGGTATTCAAAAATTCCGTTTCATCCACTATATCAGAAACTTGTGCGTAGCCTCCGTATTGCTGCAGAGTGCGCGTGATAAATTCAAACACCAGCTTGTACGGCGCGTTAGAGGGCGGCGTGCCTTCAGTCAAGGTAATGACATTAGCGACGTCCGCAGGCGGACTGCGGAACATTCGGATCGTTTTACTACCCTGGCCCTTTGGGATGCTAGCTTTATAGGCCGGCTCGTAAAGTTGCAGGGTGTGGATTTGATGTTCCAGTAATTTATTGCTGAAATAAATTCTGTATTCACTAGCTTTGTCGGTGCTGGTCACAGCACCGTAAACAGGAGGAGGCATATAATTGGTTTAATCCTAAAACCAAGGCACTCCGTGTTTGTCCGCGTTCTTGAGCAGATGCTGACGCATGTCTTTGGTCGAAAGTCGTTCAAAATCGCCTAAACTCTCGACTCTTGATCCGCTGCCCACCCGGGCAGGTGACCCCGCTCCAATCCCGGTCAAACCTTGGTAGCGCTTCAGTTCATTTTTATATTTTTCGAGTTCCGTCTGCGACTCCTTCAAGTCCGCAGCCAGTAACTCCATTCGTGCTCTGTGATATGCCGCAATAATCCCTCTGGGGTGCTGGCGATAGATGTTCCCATCCTCGCTGCCCATGATCTCGCGCAAACGCGTGTCCAGCCTGGTGCCTGAACGCATGAACTCAGGGTCAGCCTGATAGAGCTCGCGCTCCGCAGTTTCCCACTGGGTTCTGTGCTCCGGTGTGCCGATTGGCGGCAGTTCTACCGTGCGCGCTTTGCGCTCAGCATCCGCCTCGGACTGCATTACCGCGATCTCTTTGTCGGCCGCCTCGACAAGGTCGTACTTGCCTTCGCGCTCCCATTCGCCGCGGTACTTCTTCAGTTCTCCTAGACTGTAATCGCGTTTGGGTTTTTTGGCTTCCTCAGCCGCAGCTCGTTCCTTGGTAAACGCTTCTCGCTCACGATGGAACGCTTCGCGCTCAGCCCGGAACTGAGCCCGCTCACGTTTGGTCCGTTCGTACCGGCTTAAGTGCTCCTTAGGCTTTTGACCTTCGGCCTGCGCCGGTTTACGCCCATTGCTCTCAGAGTCACGAGCCGCAGAACTCTCAGCCCCGTTGCTCTCACCAAGTTTGTGATGGTAAACGTCGCTCCCACCCGTACTCAGTTCTTGAGTTTGACTCGGCGCTTCCGCTACTGCTGCCGTTTCCTCTGGCATATCTCGTTGCTTCTCACCTAGCCGATTGCCCCCCGGCCGCCTATCGGACGCCAAGCATCGGCTTTTTGTTGCCTGGCCTTTAGATCCGGGGGTTCGCTGTCTACTAGCTCGCTAAAACTGCTCTCCTCCTGTTCAACTGG